CAGCGCGACCTGATCGACCTCGGCTACACCCACGTGCGGGTGACCCGCATCGAGGCCTCCAACTCGCTGCTGAGCCTCTACCCGCTCAAGTCAGCCGGCGACGACGGCAAGGCCACGCCGCTCCAGGTCAAGAGGCACGGCGGGACGATCGTCGAGCTGCCATGGTCCGTCCAGGGGTGGCTGGGCTCCGACTGGACCCACTACTTCAAGGGCCGCGGGTGGGTCACGGTCGACGTGCGGCGCGGCGAGGTGGACAAGGGCTACTCCATGAGGCTCCTGCTGCCAAGCAACGACCAGCTGATGCAGGCCCGCCTCAAGCTGGCCCAGCTCCCCACCTACCCGGAGTTCGACTGATGAGCCGATTTAGCAACCTACACGATGACGGCATGTCCCTGGGCAACCACCGCGAGCGCACGACCGTGACCATCTCGGTCCTCGCCGAGCAGCTGCAGGGCTATATGGTAGAGCGGGGCGTCTCCTACCTGATCGAGGAGAGCAAGTTCGCCAACGTGGCCTTCATCATCCGCGCCCTGCCACGCGAGCGGTTCTCCGAGGGCATCATGCTGATGCGCAAGAAGAACGGCCGCTACGCGCTCGAAGCCCGCGCCTCGACGTGGCCCGCCGTCCAGGCCTACCTGGACCGGGGCTACGTCGGCACCCAGGTCACCGACGTCCGGAACCATCCGGATGAGGGCACCATCTGGGTCTACTACCCCAAGGAGGACTGACCCATGCCAATCATCGCCTACCGCGAGCAGCGGTTCAACCGGAAGTCCGAGGTGGTCGTCCAGCAGGCCATCTCGATCATCGAGGACATGCGTGCGCAGGGCTACGTCCTGACCCTCCGCCAGCTCTACTACCAGTTCGTCAGCCGCAACTGGCTGGAGAACACCGAGCAGAGCTACAAGCGCCTCGGCTCCATCGTGTCCGACGCCCGCGAGGTCGGCCGGATCGACTGGAACGACATCGAGGACCGCGGCCGCGCGGCCATCCTCCAGGGGCACGTGCCCTCGCCCGAGGACGTGCTGAAGGGCATCGAGCACGCCCTGCGCCTCGACCCGTGGCTCGAGCAGGACGTCTACGTCGAGACCTTCGTCGAGAAGTCCGCGCTCGAGGGCGTGGTCGCGCGGCCCTGCGAGCGGTGGCGCGCCCCGTACATGGCCTGCAAGGGCTACCTGTCCACGTCCGAGGCGTGGCGCGCCGGCCGGCGCTTCGAGAGGGCCATCGAGCGCGGCAAGCGCCCCGTGCTGATCCACCTGGGCGACCACGACCCCAGCGGCCTGCAGATGACCGAGGACAACGACACCCGGCTGGCCCTGTTCGCCCGCCAGGGGGTCGAGGTCCGCCGCATCGCCCTCAACATGGACCAGGTCCAGCAGTACTCGCTGCCGGAGAACCCCGCTAAGACCACGGACAGCCGGTCGACCGGCTACATCGCCAAGCACGGCCCGCACAGCTGGGAGCTCGACGCGCTCCTGCCGAAGGTCATCGATGACCTCATCGACGCGGAGCTGCGGTCGCTCATCGACCACGACAGGTGGGCCGCCACGCTGCAGCGCGAGAAGGACGAGCGCGAGCCGCTCCGCCTCCTGGGCCTGCGGTGGGACGAGGTCAAGGAGCTGGCGCTCTGCGACGAGGTCCACCCGATGCGGCGCCTGAGGGCAATGGACGAGGCCGCCTTCCAGGTGCGCGGCACCGTCCGCAGCTACGCCCCGGTCCAACTTGAGGTCCTTAATGCCGCCATGGCCAAGAAGCCGTACGTGCGGCCACCCGTAGCGGCCAATGAGGACGACGCCTACGACGAGGTCGACGACCTGTACGACGTCGCGGACCCGCTCGACCCGACCGTTGAGGACTGAGCCGCGCGTCCTCACGGACGCGGAGCTGGAGGCCCTCATCGACCACATCCGCGGCACGGTCAAGTCGCTGGATGATGGCCTCGAGGCGCTCGGCTACGAGGAGGACCTGACGCAGCTCGCCCAGGAGAGCCTCGAGCGCATAGACGCGGAGCTCTTCTGGTGCGAGACCTGCGGCTGGTGCTGCGGGCGGGACGAGGAGAGCGACGAGCCGGAGGTCTGCGACGACTGCGCGGACTGATGGCGCTCCAAGCATGGAGGTCCTGGCATCCAGGGCCTCCACTGCAAGGAGCAAAAGCATGGATAAGATCGCCGCAGCCTTCCTGATCGGCCTCACGACCCTGGCCCTCATCCTCCTGAGCGTAGTCGCGGGCACCCTGTTCGGCGCCGTCTCCGGCGCGATCGTGGGCTACTTCTTCCCGGGCACGGTCGGCCTCGTGGGCTCGGTCCTGACCGGTGGCGCGATCGTCCCGGCCTGGCAGATCGGGGCGGCACTGGGCTTCGTCGGCGGGTACTTCCGCAAGGTCGTCTCGATCAGCCAGCCCGACTGACCTTGATCCTTTGATGGATCGATTTTCCAACTAGACCTGGTACGGAATGCCCATGAAGTTCATGGGCATTCCAAACCGCACTAAGCACCCCTCATACAGCTGCTGGCTGATGATGCGGGCGCGCTGCAATACCCCTGGAGCTACAGGCTATGCCCACTACGGCGGCCGAGGCATACGGGTCTGCGAGCGCTGGGCCAGCTTTGAGGCCTTCGTCGAGGACATGGGTCCTCGCCCCTCCCCAAGACACACAGTAGAGCGCCGCGATGGCGAAGGGCACTATGAGCCCTCCAACTGCTTCTGGGCTACTCGCCTTAAGCAGGCGCGCAATCGTCCGGACTACAACAGGCTTGACCTGGATAAGGCTCGAGAACTGCGGCAGCGCCATGCCAAGGGCGAGAGCATGAAGTCGCTCTCCCGCCAAACAGGCATATCCTACAGCGCCGTGCGATCGGCAATTATCGGCGATACATGGAAGGAAAATGCGGAGTGAAGACCAAGTTTCTCTCAGGCACTCATCTCACTCCGCCCAATGCTCCACGAGCAACGGTGGACTTTGAAACCCGTAGTGCATTCGACATCCTGAAGGGCGGCGGCTGGAAGTACAGCTGCGACCCGACCACCTCGGTCATGTGCCTCGCGGTCCGCCTGCCCCACTGGCCAGAGGCGCGCCTCTGGCTCCCCCGGTTCCGCTACAGCTGGGGCTGGCAGGAGGAGGAGGGCCGCGACGTCCTCGACGAGCTCTTCGTCTGGATCGCACGGGGCGGCCTCGTCGAGGCCCACAACGCCTTCTTCGAGCAGTCCGTATGGCGCAACATCTGCATGGAGCGCCTCGGCTGGCCCGAGGTCCCGCAGGGCCAGTGGCGCTGCTCGGCCATGAAGGCCTCCGCCCACTCCCTCCCCCGCTCGCTCGGCGGCGCCTGCGAGGCGCTCGGCCTGGACGTCCAGAAGGACGGCGAGGGCCGCAGGCTCATGCTCAAGCTGTCCAAGCCCCGCAAGCCGCGCAAGTCCGAGCTGGCCGCCAAGCAGATGTGGCACGACATGGTCGCGGCCGGCGACGACCGCGAGGCCGAGTGCCTCGAGGACCTGCGGCGCATGGGCTACGACCCCGAGCACGACCTCTGGTGGCACGACGACCCGGCCGACCTCCAGGGCCTCTACAGCTACTGCCGCACCGACGTCGACTCCGAGCACGGCCTCAGCGAGGTCCTGCCCGACCCGTCCCAGCTCGAGCTGCGCATCTGGCAGATGGACCAGCGCACCAACCTCCGCGGCGTGCTCGCCGACGTGCGGCTCGCCAAGGCGGCGCTGCGGCTCGTCCGGCGCGTCACCGACCAGCTCAATGCCGAGCTGGCCTCGATCCTGGGCGACCCGGATGTGCGGGCGACCAACCGCGCGGCCATCCGCAGGTGGCTCGCCGACCGCGGCGTCCACCTGTCGGACACGCAGGGCAAGACCCTGGACGAGTGGCTGAAGAAGGAGGACTTCCGGGCCGAGAAGCCGCACTGCCACCGCGTCATCCAGATCGTCCGCGAGGTCAACCGGACGTCGACGGCGAAGTACAAGTCCTGCCTCGCCATGGCGTCCGAGGCCGACGGCCGGATGCGCGACCTGATGCTCTACCACGGGGCCTCGACGGGCAGGTGGTCCGGCAAGGGCCTCCAGCCGCACAACTTCCCCCGCGGTGACGTGAAGGACGTCGAGCAGCTCTGCGACGTGCTCCTGTCCGAGGACGTGGCGTACATCCGCGCCCTGTACGGCGAGGTCATCAAGGCGCTGTCCGACGCGCTGCGCGGCCTCATCGTCGCCTCGGAGGGCAAGGACCTCATGGTCGCCGACTACGCGGCCATCGAGGCGCGCGTGATCGCGTGGCTAGCCCACGAGGAGGAGGCGCTGGACGTCTTCCGCTCCGGCAAGTGCATCTACATGGACATGGCCACTTCGATCTACGGCTACCTCGTCCACGACAAGAAGAAGCAGGCCGACGAGCGCCAGATGGGCAAGCAGGCCATCCTCGGCCTCGGCTTCGGCATGGGCTTCGTGACCTTCCTGCTGACGTGCCGCAAGTACGACATCACCTTCACCCGGGAGCAGGCCCGCCGGATCGTCGGCGACCGGTGGGAGGAGCTCGAGCAGTACATGGAGTTCTACTTCTTCCCAGAGAGGAAGCCGACCTGCCAGAACCCCGCGGCGATGCGGAAGGTCGGCGCCGGCCGCCGCAACCGCCTCACCAAGGCGGGCCTCGAGCTGAAGCAGGTCGTCCACGAGCTCATCCTGATGAAGCACATCGTGGACGCCTACCGCGCCAAGTACCAGGGCGTGGCCGCGATGTGGGAGGCCGTCGAGGCCGCCGCCGTCGAGGCCGTGCAGAACCCCGGCAGGCTGGTCCGGTCGCACCTCGGGCGCTGCGCCTTCCGCGTCGAGGGCCGGTTCCTCAAGTGCTACCTGCCCAGCGGCAGGCCGCTCTACTACTGCGACCCACGGATCGTCTACCGGACGCCGCCGTGGGGCGGGGACGACAAGAAGCCGGTCATCCTGTTCATGGGCGTCAACCCGGTCACCAAGCAGTGGTCGGTCCAGGACACCTACGGCGGGAAGCTGGTCGAGAACATCACGCAGGCGACGGCGCGGGACCTCATGGCCGAGGCCATGCTCCTGGCGGACGACAGCCTGATCTACGACGTGATCCTCTCTGTCCACGACGAGCTGATCGCCGAGGTGGAGGTCGGGATCGGCAGCGTCGAGGAGTTCGAGGAGCTCATGTCGACCACGCCGGAGTGGGCCGACGGGTGCCCGGTCAAGGCAGAGGGCTGGCGTGGGCCCAGGTATCGCAAGTAACAGGGAGACAAGACATGAAGGTGACAGAGATGACGGACCTGCAGCGGCACAAGCTCTACGCCGCCCAGCTCCAGCACCAGTGGTTCGCGGGCTTCTTCGACCGGCAGGCGCGGCGGTTCGTGGAGGCCCTCGAGGCCTCCCCGGCCCCGCGGGCGGTCCCCAAGCGCCCCTCCCTAACGCTGGTCGGCCGCCAAGGGGACTGAGGCCACAAGGGGGGACACCAAACAGCATGGAGACAGACATGAAGACGAACTTCCTGGCCCTCAAGTCCTTCCGCGACGCCCGGGAGGCGGCGGGCCTCCCGGTCGCGACCGCCGAGCAGCTGAAGCGCACCAAGCGTCTGATCGAGGGTAACCCCCTCCTCCGCGGCCACCGCACGCCCCTCGGCATGGAGCTGCTGGCCATGCGCCTGCCGCTCGACAAGAACGAGCGCCGGCTGAAGGCCCTCGAGGGCGTCAAGTACGAGCCGGTCGACGTGCGCAGCGACGAGGCCCTCAAGCAGCTGGCCGAGACCCCCGCGGTCGCCCAGCAGTTCTTCGAGAGCGTCAACCCGCGGGACGAGGCCGAGTGGATGGAGGCCGTCTGCGGCGCCAAGGGCATCGACCACGCCACGCTGGTCCGGCAGGGCAAGCGGATCGCCCGCTTCTTCGCCGGCCCGACCCGCCGCGTACCCTCCCACATCCGCGAGAAGATGACCACGATGGCGGTCGCCGCCTACGGCATCAACCGGCTGAAGGACGAGGCCGCCAAGGACGCGGCCGCGGCGGGTGCAGCCTGATGGGCCGCCTGCTGGACCGGGTGATCCGGGCCTTCGCCTGCGAGCCCGAGGTGCTGCCTCGGGCCGAGTTCAAGACGCCCCTGCCTTCGGCACCAGGACTTAAGGTCCGCGTGTCCGACCTGGAGCTGGATGCCGACGGGTACGTCAAGGGCTTCCGCCTGGAGGACGGGGACCTCCTCTCGGTCGCGGCCCCTGTGCCAAACCCGAAGGGCTTTGCCGACTGGCGTAAGGACCTCGGCCCTGAGGGGCGCGAGCGGGTGGACGCCCTCAAGGCGGAGCTGATGCCGGTCGAGGACGTCGGCATGATGCGGGCCGTCGGCGAGACCCGCAAGGGCGACTGGATGGAGACCTCGACGGGCGTGCGGTTCTACCCGCTGGACCCGCGGCCCGAGGAGGTCTACGTCGAGGACATCGCCCACCACCTGTCGCGGATCAACCGCTACAACGGGGCGCAGCGCATCGAGCACTACACGGTCGCGGAGCACTCCGTCAAGATGGCCATGTGGGTGCTCGTCGACACGAACGACATGCACCTCGCCTTCGAGGCGCTGATGCACGACGCCTGCGAGGCCTACATCGGCGACATGGTCCGTCCGCTCAAGCGGAACATGCCGGACTTTGAGACGGCCGAGGAGAACCTCTGGAAGAAGGCCATCGCTCCACGCTTCGGCCTGCCCCGCGTGCTCAGCCCGTTCGTAAAGGCCGCGGACAACCGCATCCTGGTCGACGAGCGGCGGCAGGTCATGAACCCGTCGCCGAACCCCTGGGGGATCGACGGGCTCGAGCCGCTCGGGATCGTCATCGACGGCTGGCGGCCCGACGACGCCAAGCGCATGTTCCTCCAGACTTTCAACATGCTCTGGGAGGCGATCGAGACGTGACGGACTGGGCCAGCAGGTTCAGGGAGCCTGCCTGGCCCCACCAGGTGGAGGAGTTCGAGGCCCATCGCGACGCGAAGGTCCGGGCCCTCCACTGGCAGCCCCGCACGGGCAAGTCCAAGGCGATGGTGGACCTCGCCTGCTACCTCTATGAGCAGGGGAAGATCGACGCCGTCCTGGTGCTCGCCCCGATGAACGTCCACGCCAACTGGCAGCGCAACCAGATATTCCGGCACACCTGGGAGGGCGTCGACAGCCGAGCCTTCACCTGGAGCTCCACGGACCGCCGGACGGACCCGAAGGCCTACGACAGGGCCTTCGGCGGCCTCCTGGCGCACGAGGGCCTCGCCTGGTTCGCCGTGAACGCGGAGGCGACCACGCTCGCCGTCGCCAAGCCCTTCCTGTCCGCCTTCGTCCGGCGCCGCCGCATCCTGCTCGTGGTCGACGAGACCCACGAGTGGCGCAGGCCGTCCTCCAAGCGGTCCTCCTACGCCCGCGGCCTCGCCCGCAAGGTGGCCTACGTGCGCTGCCTCTCCGGCACCATGGTCGACAACTCCCCCTTCCACGCGTGGGCCCAGTACGAGCTGCTGGCGCCGGCCGCGCTCGGCTACAAGGACTACGGGGACTTCGAGCGCCACTTCGGCATCTGGGAGAAGCGCCAGATCAAGGTCAAGGGCGGCAGGACCCGGCTCGTCCCGGCCTGCACCGGCTACCGCAACCAGGACGAGCTCCGCGAGCGGATGGCGCGCTGGACCAGCTACGTCCACAGGTGCGACGTCCCGGGCCTCCCGCCCCTGGTCAACTCCAGGACCGAGTTCGAGCTGACGGCCGCCCAGCGTCGGGTCTACAACGACCTGGTCAAGGGGGCCATCGTCAAGCTGGACAACGGCGAGTACATGGGCGAGGCCGAGGGCGCGGTGCTCATCACACGCCTGCAGCAGGCCGCGTCGGGCTTCGCGGTCGACGAGGACGGCGCGGTCGTCGACCTGGTCAAGGACGAGGAGAACCCCCGCCTGCTGGCCCTGGAGGCCGAGCTCGCGCTCGTCGGCCGCAAGACAGTGATCTACTGCCGCTACCGCGAGGACGTGGTCCGGGTCATGGCAGCCTGCCGTCGATGGGGCTATAAGCCCGTCGACTACTACGGCGGAACCCCGAAGGCTCTTCGGGGCGACCACGAGAGGCTCTTCCAGGAGGACGAGTCCGTGGGCCCGCTCGTCGGCAACGTCAAGGCCTGCGGGGCTGGGCTTGAGTTCAGCAGGGGCACCGACATCATCTGGTACAGCCACACCCACGGTGACCTCATCGGCCGCAGGCAGGGCGACGAGCGCTGCACCAAGGTCGGAGGGGAGTCCGTTGGCGTCTGCGACTTTATTGCCTTGGGCACGGTGGACGAACGCATGATCCGAGACCAGGAGGAGAAGATAGACGTGACTGAGTACCTGACAGGCGACGGCCTCCGTCGCTACCTGGAGCTGCTGCGTTGAGCCGCGTGTTCGTCGTCCAGCGACCGGCCACCCGATCCGGCGAGCGTGGCTGCTGGGTCGAGAAGTTCGACCTCGCGCCGGCCGAGGCCTTCGGCGAGCTCGTGACGATCCTGCCCTACGGGAACATCTCCCGGGAGCCGAGGGCGCTCCAGGCCGTCAAGAGCACCGTGTCCGGGGCGCTGTGCGCCTTCAACCCGGATGAGGACTACGTCCTGCCGGTGGGAGACCCGGTGGCGATCGCCATCGTGCTGATGGAGCTCGGCGCCCGCCGCTTCCACCCCGTGAGGGCGCTCAAGTTCGACCGCCGCCGCGGCTGCTACGAGAGCTACGTCGTCAGCTAGGGACTGCTGGCCCCAATCCTCCCCCGCTTGGGGGCATGAGGGGTCCCTGGAGCGACACCCAAGCAACCCGACCACCAGGAGTTTCAAATGAGCGAAGAGAAGGCACCCAAGCGCGGCATCGGCACCGTGATCGTCGAGCAGCTGCGCGCCGGCGCGACCAACGAGGAGGCGCTCGCCGCCGTGAAGGTTGAATTCCCGGAGAGCAGCACGTCGAACACGACCGTCAGCTGGTACCGGAACGACCTCCGCAAGAAGGGCGAGGCGATCCCGACCGCCGCCGAGGCCCGCAGGGCGAAGGCCCCTGCCGAGGCGCCGGCGGAAGACCCGCTCGACTGAGCTTAGAGCCGCGGAGGACCTGTCTCCCCTCCGCCGGATCGGAAAGAGCCGCCTTTGGGCGGCTCTTTTTTTAGCCTTGACCGCTTTTCTCCATTTACGCCGCATGGAACGCGGCCTATAAGGGGTCATCAACACGGAGACAGACAGATGCCCGCCATGATCGTCATGAAGAAGACCCCTCAGGGCTTCAAGCTGATCCCCGCCACCGAGTGCCGCGGCAGCAGCTTCCGCGTGATGGGCCACAGCGACAGCATGGCCTTCCGCACGAAGGAGGTCATGGATGAGCTGATGCTGGTGGCCAAGCACCACCGCCTGTACAACGCCTCCCTCAAGGAGCTGTTCGACCTCGCCATCCGCAAGAACGATGGGTCCAAGCTGTTCGGCAACCCCATGCAGGACGTCAAGCTGCTCCCCTCCTCGGGCGAGACCCCCGCCCGCCTCCTCATCAACCCCTAAGGAAGACAGAATGGCAACTGACCCACGAGACGTCGCCTCAGCGCCCATGGCGTTCGGCGACGGCAGCCTCAGCGACCGCGACAGGCTCCGCGAGCCCAACGTCGTCAGCGACGAGGTCCGCCACGGCCGCATCTACTGGCTCTACGGGGCGAGCCCCGACCCGCTCCACCCGAGCGAGGTGGCCGACCCTCCGTGCAGCGGATGGGGAGCGGTGTTCCTCCTCGACGAGACCGACAGGACCGTCCGCCTCTACGCCCCGTGGGAGATGAAGTCGTGGGTGGTCAGCAAGGGGGCCTACGAGCTGCTCTCGCTGCAGGGCACCTTCGAGGGGTTCAACATGCGGGCCCGACAGTACTTCATGCTCTCCCTGCCCAAATACTGGGCGGAGGCGAAGCTGCGCGGGTGGGACAAGGACTTCGCCACGGCGGAGCGCGTCATGGCCGCCGTCGGCTGCAAGCCCCCTCCTGAGGAGGAGTGGCGCCGCCTCGCGGGGCAGGCCGTCCAGCGCTCGAGGCCGAGCCTCGTCCTCGCGTCGGGCTCGGCCCCGGTGATGCAGCAGGCGGTCGGCGGCAAGCCGCCCGCCAAGGAGGCCGAGGGCCTCAAGAAGCCCGTCAAGCGGACGGGCCGCAAGGGCGAGGTGCTGGCCTTCTTCATGGAGAAGAGCTCCATAAATGAGGCCATGGCCAAGTTCGGCGTCACGCGGTCCAACCTGCTCAGCCAGCTGTTCCTGCTGCGCAAGGACCACGGGATCGGCTACACGGTCGAGGGCGACAGCGCGAGGGTCGAGCTGCCTGCGGGCATTACGGACCCGTTCGAGAAGGAGGACGCATAGATGTACGACAGCACGGGTAGGGCCGTTCCGATGGCCAAGCAGGTGGCCCTCAAGAAGGCCCAGGACTTCACGACCGCGGCGGAGATGGGCATGCGGGCCCGCAGGCGGATGTACGAGGCGCTGTTCAACATGCCCAACATCTCGGACGGCGCGCTCGACGCCGCGAGGCTGGATGTGCTCTCGGCCATGGAGGTCGTGCTCGACGCCCAGCGGGAGCAGAACCGCATCATCCGCGACATCGTCTACCCCAGTGGCTAGGCACTGGTCCGAGCAGCTGTCGTGCTTCGCCTGCGGCAAGGCCTTCCGGTCTGCGGTCGCCGAGGCGAGGCACCGCCACAACTTCCCCGTCCTCTGCACGCGCAACAAGGCGTTCGAGGCCTTCATGAAGGAGCACGGCAATGGCTAAGAAGGCGTCATACCTCACCTTCGAAGAGCGGATGCCTGTCCGTATGGACAGCGTGACGAGGTGGTGGTCCGTGCGGTCGGCCTGCGGAGAGCACCTGCTCGGCCACGTGATGTGGTGGACCCGCTGGCGTCGGTACGTCTTCGTGCCGGTGGCCGATCCGGCGACCGATACGCTGCACGACGCCAAGTGCCTGCGAGAGCTCGCTGACTTCCTAGACGAGCAGACGAAGGCCCAGCGAGCCGACGCGGAGGCGCGCCGTGCAGCTAAGGCTCCCTGAGCCGACCGGCTCCCGGGACCCCACGGGGACGCACATCTCCATCCGGGGTCCACTCCTCAAGGAGTGGCAGTTCGAGGCCTTCGGCGAGCTCCTGTGGGGCTATGGATGCCCCGACGACGCGCTCGAGCGCGTCCTGTCCAGCCTCGCCGCCTGCGGCCGCTACGACTGCGTGGTCGTGACGCGGGCGTTCCCCTCCCTCCGCGCCGGGCTGTCGGACTTCGGGTATGAGCTCATCACGCAGGCGACCTGCGAATACCGCAAGGCGGCCTAAGGCCGGCAGGCTCTTCCAGGAGGACCTCCTCAGCGAGCCCTTCTGGCTGGTCGTGGCCTGCCAGCTCGTCAACCTCACTACATGGGACCAGGCGCGCCCAGCCCTAGAGTGGCTGATGGTGCGCTTCGTCGTGCCCCGCGTGCTCGCGGCCGCCGACCCGTCCAGCCTCCACGACGCGCTCAGGCCCCTCGGCCTCTGGCGCCGTCGATCCGCCACCCTCGTCAAGTTCGCCCAAGCATGGGTCCTCCATCCGCCCCAGACGGCCCAGGAGCTTAGGCTGATGCCAGGCTGTGGGAATTATGCGTGTGACTCGTGGAGCATCTTCGTCGAAGGGAAGACGGACCTATCAGTGTCCGACGGCAAATTGCTCTGGTTCTTGCAGCAGCTGCGAGAAGCGCAAGAAGCGGCTAGCCCAGCAACGAGCCTATAGCAAGAAGCGCTACGAGACCGACCCGCAGTTCGCGGAGAAGCACAAAGCTAAAGCCCGCAAATGGCACGCGGATAATACCGAGCAGGCTGCTGCGTACAAGCGGTCTTGGCGCGCAGATAATCCCACCTATTTTCGAGACTACATGCGCGAGCTGCTCACGCAGGATCGTTGGCGCATTCATAATGCGGTGAGTAGCCGTCTGTCTAAGGCAATGAAAGGAAAAAGGTCTAAGACCCTGGAGAGACTTCTGGGCTGCACTATCCCAGAGTTGTTGGTCCATCTCGAGGGACAGTTCCAAGTAGGGATGACCTGGGAAAACTATGGCTTGGGAGGCTGGGAGGTCGACCACGTCAAGCCTTTAAGGGCATTTGACCTTGAAGACCCAGATCAGTTAGCGGAGGCAATGCACTTCACCAATCTCCAGCCTCTATGGGCGCCGGAGAACAGGTCGAAGGGCGGACGCTACCCCTGCGACAAGGAGCAAAGACAGCATGGCAGTCGACATCTTCCGCCTCACGGCGGACTTCAATCGGGAGGTGATCGGGTACCCGACGCCGGCGAGGCCGAGCCGCCTCTCTGAGGCCCGCAAGGCGTGGGCCAAGCTCTGCCTCCTCGAGGAGGTGAAGGAGTTCGACGACGTCGGCAAGGGCCCCCTCTTCATCCACTCCGAGCAGGAGATGCTCGAGGACGAGGTCGATGCGCTCATCGACCTGATCTACTTCGCGGGCGGCCGCCTCTACGAGATGGGCGTCGACGGCGGCGCGCACTTCCTCGAGGTGCACTGCCGCAACATGGCCAAGGAGCGCGGCGAGAAGTCCACCCGGCACGGCTCGGCGGGCTACGACGCGGTCAAGCCCGAGGGCTGGGTCGGCCCCGACCACGCGTCGGTGCTCACCCGTCGGCCGAAGGTGATCCTGCTCGGCCACGCGCGGCACGGCAAGGACACGGTCGCCGAGCTGCTCCGCGACGTGCACGGCTTCGCCTTCCAGTCCTCCTCGATGTTCTGCGCCGAGCGGGTCCTGATGCCGTACTTCGCGGCCCACGGCGTGCCCTACGCCTCGGTCGAGGAGTGCTACGAGGACCGCGTCAACCACCGGTCGACCTGGTTCGAGCGGATCGAGGACTACAACCGCGACGACCCGTCCAGGCTGTGCCGCGAGCTGTTCGAGACGAACGACGTCTACGTGGGAATGCGCTCGGCCTACGAGTTCGCCGAGGCCCGCAAGCACGCCGACTTCGTCGTCTGGGTGGACGCCATGCAGCGGAAGGACCCTGAGCCGCGCAGCAGCTTCAACATCGACTTCGACCCGGAGACGATGATCCTGCTCGACAACAACGGCCCTGAGGTCGACCTGGTGAACAACGTCCACGCCCTGGTCGACCACCTGCGCGAGGAGTTCCGCCCATGAGGAACAACAACTTCCGATGGCAATACGAGGGGCTGCTCGGCAAGCTCCTCTCGACGACCTGCCCTGCGGCCCGGGAGACCAACGCCCGGACCGGGGAGGTCATCCGGGCCCTCGACCCCTTCAGCTTCAGCCTCGACCTGTCGGACGGCAAGCTGCCCGTCTGCGGCGTCCGGAAGACCTTCCCGCGCTCGGCCGCGGCCGAGGTGGCGTGGTTCCTCCTGGGCACGAAGAGCTCGGAGTTCATCCGTCGCTACGCGCCCTTCTGGGACAAGTTCCTGGAGGAGGACGGGGACACGGTCGCCGGCGCCTACGGCTATCGGTGGAGGCACCACTTCGGCAGGGACCAGATCGCCGACGCGATCGCGACGCTGCAGCACGACCCGACGAACCGGCGGGTCTGGATCAGCGCGTGGGACCCAGCGCAGGACGGCCTAGGCCGTCCGAGCAAGAACGTGCCCTGCCCCGTCGGCTTCACGCTGTCGATCAGCGAGGGCCGGCTCAACTCGGCGCTGATGATCCGGTCGTCGGACGTCTTCGTGGGCCTCCCGTACGACGTCATGGGCCACGCGCTCCTGATGGCTGCGGCGGCCCAGAGCCTCGGCTCCGCGCTCGGCCGGATGCACGTCACCCTCGCCCACCCGCACCTCTACGAGAAGCACCTGGACATGGCCTTTGAGGCCCTGCGTGGCCAGCCGAGCGACGACACGATCTACCTGCCGGTCTGGGACGTCGACGAGATAACCCAGGAGCCGGAGATGTACGTCGAGGCCGTCGCCAAGATGGCCAAGAAGATCGCGCAGCCGTCCTTCGCCTGCAAGCCTGAGGTGATAGTCTGATGGGAAACTGGGACGCACGCTTCCTGGGCATGGCCCAGTTCGTCTCCACGTGGAGCAAGGACCCGCGCAAGCAGGTCGGCGCCGTCGTGGTATCCCCCGACCGCCGGCGCTTCAGCGCGGGCTTCAACGGACTGCCGAGGGACTGGGAGGCCCTCTCGGCCCGGATGGGCGTCGGCATCATGGACAAGGCGACCAAGAACCGGTACAGCCTCCACGCCGAGGCGAACGCCATAGCGCAGGCCGGGGCCGAGCTCAACGGCTGGACGATCTACGTGACCGAGGCCCCGTGCCTCGACTGCGCGCTCGCCATCCACCGCGCGGGCATCGCCAAGGTGGTGACCGTCCCGATCGACGAGGGCAGCTCCTGGGCCGCCGACCAGATCGACGCCCAGAGGCTGCTCGCGGCCGCGGGCATTCCGGTCCTCACGGTGGAGGTGTCCGATGCTTAGGCTCATCCTCGCGGTCAGCCAGGACGGCTTCCTGGCGAAGGGGCCTGCAGATGATATGCGGTGGACGTCGAAGGACGACAAGCGCATGTTCCGGGCCCTCACATCGGTCGGCGGCGTGCTCGGCGCAGGCAGCAGGACTTTCGACCAGCTGCCGAAGCTGCCGGGGAGGCGGGTCATCCGCCTGACCTCCTCGCCCCGGGCTGAGGACGCCCCCGTCGGACGCGCGGGGGCGCTGGAGATGACGCTCGGCCGGTTCTGCCACGCTCACCCCGACGCTTGGCTCATCGGCGGCCCGACGATAGCGCGGGAGGCCCTGGAGCTGGGCATGGTGGGCGAGGTCTTCATGTGCAGGCAGATCGGCACCTACCTCGGCGAGGGCATGCCCGACCTGGTCACGCCCTACGTCGAGGGCCGACGCGGCGGCGAGGGCGGCCGCGGGCGTCCATGGGGCAGGCAGGTCGTCTACTCCAAGGACTGCCTGGAGGTGGTGCGATGGGCAGCCTGAGGGAGGACCGGTCCAAGGAGACGAGCCTCTGGCAGTGGCTGAAGCGCGCGGGCGATAGGATGGGGAAGCTGTGCGACCTCCAGCGCATCGAGGACAGCACGAAGAAGGGCACCCCCGACGTCGAGGGCTGCCTCGACGGGGAGACCTTCTGGTGCGAGCTTAAGGTGGCCCACGAGATGGCCGGCGGGAGGTGGAGGGTGAAGCTCACCACCGCCCAGGTCCTCACCGCCCGCCGCAGGCGGCGGGCGCGCGGGCGTTCCTGGGTGCTCGTCCGCGTGGGCTCAAGCCCTTGCCGGCACTACCTTTTCGACGGGCTCGACGTCGAGCAGCTGCATGAAGCAGCCGCACCGCTGACTGAGGTGCAGCTGCAATCGGGCTCCGTGCTCGCGGGCGCGGATGCCAGTGCGAGCACTATCATCGAAACGCTGGCAGGAAAGACCTAGCCGCGGATATACTTTGTCTCCACACGGCCGCATCCGGATACTCAGCTGCACGGATGCGGCCGCATACAGGAGACAGACCAGTGACCCAGAAGACCCCCAGCAAGCCCAAGCCCACGCCCACGTCCACCGAGCGACTGGTCGAGCACTACAACTCCCAGGTGCCCGCGTACAACGCAGCCGTGTCGGCGATGCCAGAGAAGAAGCGACCGGCGACTGGCCTCCAGCACGAGGCACACTACGTGCGAGCCGCTGGGCATGAGTTCGTAGAGCTCACCGACTGCGACGGATCGATCATTACCCGCCATGACCTGATCCTCCTCATCCGCCGCCAGAACCACCGCCTCAAGCGCCACATCAAGGCCCGCAGCCACGAGCTGCTGTTCGAGAAGGTCCGCGAGGCGACCGAGGCCGAGGTCGAGGGCATGGAGCGCGTCGAGCAGGCTCCCCTCCTCCTCAAGGACGGCAAGTACACCGTCGGCCACCCCTACTCCCACATACTGGACGTCCTCGCCGAGGAGTTCCCCGAGGCCTCGACCACGGTCGCCTGCCTCCGCTGGTACGTCGTCCACATCCGCGGCAACGCGAACGACGAGGGCCTCTCCTGGTCCGACCTTCCCCAGTACCGCCCCCGCTCGTCCAGCCAGAGGGGCTGAGCCATGGCTTCGTGCCCACACTGCGGGACACAGATGATAGAGCAAGGCGAGTGCAGCTTCTGCGATGAGGAGGAGACCGAGGAGTGCGGCTTCTGCGAGCAGCTCTTCCCGTCCGACGAGCTCCACGACAGCGACGCCTACGGCGGCCCGCCTATCTGCGAGAACTGCAGGGCCTCAAGGCGGGCAGCTTATGAGGCGAGCTCCGACTACCGGCACCGCGCGCTGTGATCCTCAGGCATCCGGAGAGGCCTTTCAACCTCTCCGGAGACAGCCAACATCATGGGACCACAGACCGCCTACTCCGACCAGCTACACTCCGAGAAGTACCGACTTCCGGGTGAGACTTTCCGAGACGCGATGAACCGCGTCGCCAAGGCCATGTCGGACGACGACGGCCACTACCACGCCTTCCGCGAGGTCATCCTCGACCAGCGCTTCATGCCGGCAGGCCGCGTCCAGGCAGCGATGGGCAGTCCCAAGGGCGTGACCCCCTACAACTGCTACGTCTCCGGCAACATCCCCGACAGCTTCGTCACCCGCGACAACCCCGAGCAGTCCAGCATCATGCACCGCGCCGAGCAGGCCGCGACGACGATGCGGATGGGCGGTGGCATCGGCTACAACTTCTCGGGCCTGCGCCCCGACGGCGCGCTGATCCACAAGCTCCTGAGCCGCTCCGGTGGGCCGCTGAGCTTCATGCCGATCTTCGACAAGGTCTGCGGCGCGACCAGCTCCTACGGCAACCGCCGCGGCGCCCAGATGGGCGTGCTCAACGTCGACCACCCAGACATCATCAAGTTCATCAACGCCAAGCACAACGGCGACGCGCTGACCGGCTTCAACATCTCGATCGGCATCACGGACGAGTTCATGGAGGCCAAGTACGCTGGCAAGCCATTCGACCTCCGGTTCGGTGGGGAGGTCTACCAGACGGTGGACGCTTCCGAGCTCTGGGAGATGGTCATGCGGTCGACCTGGGACTGGGCGGAGCCGGGCGTGCTCTTCCTCGACCGGATCAACAAGCTCAACAACCTCTGGTACTGCGAGACCATCCTCGCGACCAACCCGTGCGGCGAGCAGCCCCTGCCCCCGTTCGGCGCTTGCCTGCTGGGCTCGTTCAACCTGGTCAAGTACCTGGTGAATGGCCCCGGAGGCTACGGCTTCGACTGGGACCGCCTCGCGGCCGACATCCCCGAGGTCGTCCGGGCCATGGACAACGTGGTCGACCGCGCCGTCTACCCGCTGCCCGAGCAGGAGCGCGAGGCCAAGTCGAAGCGCCGCATGGGCCTAGGCGTGACGGGCATGGCGAACGCCTTCGAGGCGATGGGCATGCCCTACGGCTCGTTCGAGTTCGTCGCGATGGAGAACAGGCTGCTGGCCTTCATCACCCGCCACTGCTACATCGCGTCGGCCCACCTGGCCGCTGAGAAGGGCGCGTTCGAGCTCTACGACGAGCGCTACCTCGAGGGCGAGTTCTTCAAGACGCTCGACCACGACGTGCAGGACCTCATCCGCCGGAACAAGCTGCGCAACAGCCACCTCACGTCGATCGCGCCGTGCGGCACCATCTCGATGAGCGCGGACAACATCTCGTCCAGCATCGAGCCGGTCTACAAGTGGCAGCAGCAGCGCACGGTCATCATGAACGGCGGCCCCGAGGCGGTCGACCTGTACGACTACGGCTTCGCCAGCCTCCGGGTGCGCGGCCGCCGGACGTCCATGGGCGAGGTCACGGCGAAGGAGCACGTGGACGTCCTGGTGGCGGCCCAGAGGCACGTCGACAGCGCGGTCAGCAAGACGGTCAACTGCGACGGCTCGATGCCCTGGGCGGAGTTCAAGGCGATCTACGACGACGCCTACGCCGGCGGGGCCAAGGGCTGCACGACCTTCAACTCGTCGGGCAAGCGCGCCGGCCTCTTCAAGGAGACGCCCGAGGCTTCCGACCTGCCCTTCCCCGCGCAGGGCTGGGGCCAGGGGGTGACGGAGACGCTGACCGGCGGGCCCACCTGCGAGTGGGACCCGGCGACCGGACGGCGCTCCTGCGAGTAACGCTGGGACGCCTCCCAAGCATGGAGAACTAGAAGGAGACCCAGGGGAGCGATCCCCTGGGTTTTTCATATGGAGCGAGACAGATGCTTGGCAAGGTAGGGTTCTGGGGCAACACCCATAGGGGAGGGCTGTCGGTGGCGTTCGGCCCCGAGATGCTCGCGTGGCTGCGGTCGCAGGGGGTCTGCGGCATCGACATCGTGGTGACGGCCGACCGCGCGGTCATCCTCATGCCGGACGAGAACGGGCTCGCGGTGACCAACAACGGCGAGCGGTCCACGACGGGCTTCGAGCACATCGTCCGCACGGCCTTCAAGCCGCAGTGCCTCAGCATCGACGTAGACCTGCCGGTCTTCGGCCTCACGGAGATGGAGTTCATCGCCGAGGAGGGGTGCCTCACCGGGTACCTGCCGAGCGACCACGAGCTGGAGTGGCCCCGCCTCGACGAGAGCTGCGCGACCTACGACGCCGCGCAGGTGGCCAAGGAGACGCTCCAGGCCCGCCTGATAAGCCTCGTCGCCTCGGGGCAGACCAGCTTCAAGGACGCGCACCGGATGCCCATGCGGCTGCGCCGGCTGCTCCCGCCGGGGGCATGGGCAGAGTGCCTGTCCACGGCGAAGGCCCTCGCCGGAGGGCTGGTGGCATGAGCAAGGCACCCATCGCCATAGACCCGCTGGACATGTCGCCTCCCGGCGAGTGGCCCTACTCGACCCACGACGAGGTCAGCCACCTCGCGATCCTCGACGTCGCCGTCCTCCGCGCCCGCATAGACATGCTCCTCGAGGAGCGCCGGAACCGCAAGACGGAGCTGCGCCTCGGCCTCACGCGGCCCAAGTCGGTGTGGAGGTTGACGCGGACGGAGGGGCGGTTCGTCCAGCGGCTGCTGGACGCCGAGGGCTTCGTGACGAAGTCGCAGCTCCACGTCGCACTGTCCGACGGCGACGAGCCCGACACGGACCAGAAGATCGTCGACGTGATCGCCTGCAAGGTCCGCAAGAAGCTGCGGGCCCACCTCCCGGAGGGGGTGGACCCGCTGGTGACCCACTGGGGCCAGGGCTACGAGGCGTCCGACGCGCTGCGCGCCGCAGTGGCGGCTAGCTGAGGCGGCGGACGGCCTCGAGGAGCTGCTCGTCGCTGAGGAGGTTGAGGGGATAGTACCCCTTGGCCCTCGTCCCCTCGACCAGCTTCGCGAGGCCCTCCTTCGTCCGCCCCGTCGGCGAGAGGGGCACCTCGTACAGAGCCGCGTCCTCCTTCTTCTCGGGCAGCTGCGGCACCTTGAAGAAGACCAGCTTGGTCTTGAGCGTCCGCTTGAGCGACTTGAGGATGCGGTTGTCCTCGACCAGCTGGTGGCAGATGCTCTCGAGGTCCGCAGGGAGTGGCTCCATGCCGTACTCCGACATGTCGATGGGCGGGAAGGTGTCCTTCACGGCCGCCTCGATCGAGGCGATCATGCCGTACGTGATCCCCTTGACGGGCTCTATCCGGTCGGGCCCGCCGTGCCCATGGTTGCTGACCTTGGCGACGAGCGCGCCGTTGTGGTAGAGCGACGCCGTGTAGCACGGCGTCTCCTCGCTCATGCTCTCCATGACTTGTATGTTCTTGAGCTCGATCTTGGGCTTCTGCGTCGTCACTTCTCTTCTTCCTTCTTCATAACGTAGAGGGCGTAGCCGATGGGGCACTCGTGCTGGCCCCAATCGAAGTCGTATAGGCGGTCCCGCTGGACGCCGAGCAGCACGGCGTCGTCGTGGCTGACGACGCCGCTGAGGCAGTCCGTGGGATCATCGTCGAAGTGCCACATGAGGTCCTCGTCGATGAGGGCCTGCACGAAGGCCTTAGCCTCCTCGAAGTCGCGGATCGGGCCGCGCGTGGCGTCTGTGAGATGCTTCATGGCTCAGGACTTCATGTAGCAGATGAAGTGGTAGGCGTTGCTCTCGCGGCGGATGCGGAGGTAGTCGCCGTAGTCGGGGTGCCACGACACCAGGATTTGCTTGTCCTCGGCGTAGGTCGCCTCGCGGATGTTCTTGGCAATCTCCTCGAGCTTGGCGCGGTCGAAGCCGAGCAGCGGGCGGTCGAGGGTGCCCGCGCAGCGGATGAAGTGCTGAGGCACGCCGTGGTCGGGTGAGGCCTCGCACTCCTCGACGTAGGTGCCCATGTCGCGGAGGAGGTTGACCGCCCGCATGGCCTTGAGGGCGTCGGTGGTCAGGTTGGGGTACTTGCCGAACATGAAAAGGGTCTCCATCGCTCTGATGGAGACCCTTATGCCCTATAGCCCGCAGCTCGTAAATGGGGAAAAGTGGCCTTGGCCGCTTTTTATGCCCTCCAGCGGCCCCGCCACATGGTGACGATCGTCCGCGTCCCCTCCGGGTACTGGACGATGTGCGAGTGGCTCCACGAGCTCGGGCCCCGGTTGTAGCCGATCCGCATCCGCGTGCAGGTCCCGGCGACCCAGTTCCATAGGTGGATGCCGGCCGTGTGCTCGTGGCCCGTCGAGGCGGGGCGGCCCAGCTTGGCGAAGGCCCTGTGGTTCCCGCGGGCGCCGTTGTGGCCGAGGTGGCCGTGCTGGCCCAGCTCGACGCCGGCGACCACGAAGCTCTCGTCGGTGCGGAGGAACCTCGCCTTGGCCAGCCGCACGTAGTCGACCTCGTTGCGGACCCTGCGCGTGCACGCCCACTCGAAGACGTCCTCCTTGCCCCGCAGCAGCGCGAGCGTCGCCTCCAGGTAGAACTCCGCATTGACGGGGTCCTTCTTCCAATCGGCCTCCTTGATCCAGCGCTCCATCGCCTCGTGGTGGTTGGAGGGCACGATGACCGACTGGCACCACGACCGGTGCGCCCGATCGACCAGGAAGCGCACGACCTCGTCCACCTCGCCCTCGACGCTCTCGCCCTTGCTCCTCCACTTGCGGTAGGCCGCGATCGGGTCCTTCGCCTCGTGGTGGTTGCGGCTGCGGAAGTCGATGACGTCGTGGATCATCTGGTAGGACGGCCGGAGGACGTCCAGCATGCCTCCCTCGCCCCATGCCGTCTCCGCCACCGCCTCGTCGAGCACCCGGACGTGCACGTCGCCCCAGGTGACCGCCGAGACCTCACAGCCCTCCTGGACCTCGCCACCGACCACCCGCAGGTCGAGGTCGCGAACGACGCCCTCCTCGGTGGCCTGCAGCTGGCGGACGAACCACACGCCGTCGTCGCAGACCTCGACGAGGACCGCCCCGTAGCCGTGGTACTGCTCGGATAGGATGCCTATCCGCTTCTGGAGGTAGTTGCGCTGCGTGACCGTGCCGGTCGTGTAGTTGTGCTTCGTCCCCTCGTCGCCGAGCGAGCCGATGCCCGTCATGGCGAACTTGGCGTGGGGCACGATGTTGCTGTCGCGGCCGTTGTAGGCCTCCATCTGGCCCAGCGGGTTCATCGAGGTGGGGAGGATGTTGAGCTCGCCGCACCAGACGAGGTGCGGGGCCAGCTCGACGCGCTCGTCGCAGATGTGCTCGACCACCTGTGGGTCGTACCAGACCTCGGTCTCGGTGTCGACCTCGGAGCCGCGCTTGACGGCCTTCTGCCCGAAGGCGGACTTGTTGTAGGTGTAGGTCCCGACGAGGAGCTCGGCGCCGTAGTGGCTGGCCAGCGCCAGGAGGTTGACCCAGAGGTCCTCATGGACCCGGGTGTTGTTCTGGGCGGAGGTGAGGATGTACCTCTTCACATCGCCGGATGCGGGAAGGGCGCGGACCTGACGGCCGCGCCCGCTTATGGTGCCCTTCACCTTTACGACGTCAGAGGCCATTGAGGTTCCTCTCCCTCGAGCGCGTGTCCAGGTCGTCTATCTTGCCCTCGATGCGCATCATCGTCTGGGCCAGCGCGTCCTGCTTCTCCTCCATCCGTGCGAGCCGCTCGCGGATGACCGGCGCGCCGTTCTTCGTGAGGTCGTCGACCCGCACCTCAACCTGGTCGATCTGGGCATCCGCCCTGACCATCGAGGCGCCGCCTATCATCAGGGCGAACAGGATCGGCCAGAAGACCTGGAGGAGCTTGGCGCTCCGGGGGATGTCGTTGCTCGGGTCGCTCATTCTTCGTCTCCGTCGCGCCCGTCAGGGCGCCGTGCACTTCGCGAGGGCCTGGTCGGCCTTCTCGCCGTATCCGCCCTCGCCGGCCCACTCGGCCAGCTTGGCGGTCAGCGCGTCCACCAGCCGCCCGCTGCTCTTGGGCAGGGGCCTGTCGAGGGGCTTCGGCCGCTCGGGCCGCTCCACAGGGCAGGGCCGCTGCACCTCCTTCACGACCTCCCTGTACTCGACCCTGATCCCCGGCTCGGGCCGAGGCCCGCAGCCGGGGAGGGCGAAGAACAGGAATGAGGCCATGGCCAAAGTCGGTACGATCCGCATCAGAGCTTCTCCAGCATCTTGAGCGCCGCGGGCGAGGGCTCGCAGCTGTCCGCGCCCTTCGACTCCTGCACGAGGACGTCGATCTGGGCCTTCGTGCCCCTCCAGCGCTCGGCCGATCGGGCCTGGTCGGCCGCCGCGGCGAGCCGGACCTCTTCGAGCTTTCGGGCGCTCTCCTCGGCTCTGGCGTTGGCCGCGTCGAGGTGCCCCTGGCAGGCCTGCAGGCTGGCGTTCGTGATGCCCGTCCTGAGCTCGGCCGTCTGGGCCTTGTAGCGGGCGGTCTCGAGGCTGCCGCTCAGCGACCACGCGTAGAGGCCGAGGCCGAGGATCGGGAGCACGTACCAGAAGCGCCCGAGGAGGCCGAGGCCTCCCTTAAGCGCCGGGATTGCTAGGATCGGTAGGGGCATCTGATCCCTCCTGCTTCTGCCTGAAGTGGAGCCAGCCTGCCGCGCCGGCGAAGAGTGCCGCGGCGCCGGAGCCGACGGCGATCGGGTCGAACCCCGTGACGAAGAACACGCCGGCCCAGAAGCACCCGATGGAGAACAGGATGCTCACCCTCGTGATGTCCAGGGCGTGGTTGCCCTTCGTGTACAGCAGGTCCTGGAGGAGCTTCTTCATCAGACGCCCCAGAGCTCGAAGTGCGGGCTGTCGGTCTCGCCGCGCTCGCGGGGCTTACCGTCGCGGTCCCAGTCCGCGCCCCAGCGGATGCCTACACCCAGCTCCTTGGCCGCGGCGAGCATGGCCTTGGCCACCCGATCGAAGTTCTTGAGGTCCTTCCAGTCGTACGGCGCGGGGAGCAGGTCCACCGCGTGGCCGTAGCCGGTCTTGGGGTTCTTGAAGTGGTTGGAGTTGAGCGTCCAGGTGACGACGTTCCCCGGCTTGGTGCGGCCCTGCGCGTACAGCTCGCGCTGGCGCTCCGGCGTCCGGACACCCTCGATGACCCTGAAGTCAACCTCGGACAGCTGGATGGCGCGCTCTACGACTGCGACCATCTTCGGATGGACGCCGGCGAGCTTTGCTCGGCTCGACTGCCCCAGTGCGAAGGTCATTTGGAGTTACTCCGTTCGGATGTAAAGAAAAAGCCCGCCTCCACGACTGCCGTGGAGGCGGGCTCTTTTAGACCGTCGCTGCGGGCGCAGCGATCAGCTGGCGGCGAGCTTCGCCGCCACCAGCAGCCCCTGCACCGAGTTCTGGTGCGCCTCCACCGAGGAGGCCACGTTGCCGGCGAAGGTGCGGAGCTGCGGGTCTCCGGCCCGCTCGGCGTAGAGCTTCAGCCGCAGGAAGCGCTCGTCGGCCGCTATCCCGGACAGGATGTCGAGTACGTCCTGCGCCTCCTGGGCCCCGGCGGTGGCCAGCGCCTTGGCCATCTGCGCGCGGCCCTCGGGGGTTGCGGCCAGCGCCGCGAGGTCGGTGGGTGTGTCTGCCATCGTCGTGTTCCTTCCTTCTTGGTCAGTCGTCGTCATCGCCGGACGGCAGCGCCTGCACGTCCTCCATCTTCTCGAGTATGGCGTCCACGTCGTCCTCGACGTAGAACGCCACGGGCTGGCCGGCCTGGGACCGGAGGCTGGTGGTGACCAGCGCCACTGGCTCCGGCTCGTCGCCCTCATTCGCCTTGAGGTCCACCTCCTGGACCGTCGCCACGCTGGAGGTCGCCACCGACACGCGGCGGCCCTTGCGCCCGCGGAGCTCCATGCGGACCTGCCCGTCGCCGATCTGGCCGACCAGCCAGCCGAACTTGTCCTTGAGGACGGTCGAGAGGACCGCGCCGTTGCCGTGCATGTCGAGCCACACGACGGCGGCGCTGCCCTCGAAGGCCTCGAGCCCCTTGAGCTGGCGCACCTCCGCCTCGGTCAGCGTCTCGATCGCCTTGATGGCGTGGCCCGGGACGAGCAGCCGCTTGCCTATCGCCTGCGTCAGCTTGACGTGGCGGGCCTGCTGCGGTGGGATCATGCTGTGCTCCTTGCAATATGGTTGCGTCCCCGGCATCTAGCCAAGGGGAGGAGCGGGGCGGACCCTCGAGCTCAGTCGTCGAGGCCGCGGTAGCTGAGGTATGCGCGGCGGCAGTGGTCCGGGCCGTCGCCGAGCAGCCGCGCGAGGAAGTCTATGGTGCCGGCCGCGCGAAGCCCCCACCTGTGCCCATTGTGGGCGGCCCTGCCGACGTACGAGCTTATCATCTGCCTGCCGCTCGGCCTGTCGGCGAGGCCGACGACGTAGAGCGGCGCCAGCCAGACCGTGCAGGCCAGGATGTCGAGCGCCTTGAGCAGGGCCCAGCACGAGGCCCAGAGCCGCTCGACCACCGGGGTCACGAGTGGAAATTCCCGAAGCGGCAGTGCATGATCTCGTGCCCGACGAGCTCGGGGCGGTAGCGCTTGGTCGGCGTCAGCATGTGGATGGTGCACCGGTTGGAGCGGGGGTCGAGCGCCGAGAAGGCGAGCGTCGTGTCGACCCGCCCGTAGGGCAGGTTCAGGCGCTTGGCCTTCTCGAAGGTCCACCGGTTGGGGTAGTCGACGAAGGTGACCACCATCTCGGCATGGTCGTAGTCGGCCCGCTCCAGCCGGTACCCGTCCAGCGCGTCGGGGGTCTGGCAGGCTGCCGTGAGGAGCAGCAGGGCCGCGGTGAGTGTGCGTCGCATGGTCGTTCTCCCTTTGAGGTTCCAGGTCGCAGCATGCCACAAGTGTCGGCGCTCGTATGCGGCCTTTCTCAGGGGACCTCCGTCTCCCACGTCACGGCGTCGATCGCGTCGAGGTCCTCGAGCCCGTCCACGTGGGCCTTCAGCGCCCACGATCGGGCGTAGACCGCCGCCAGGTGGCCGCTCACCTCCAGGCTGGCCTGCACGAACTGCGCAGGCGTGAAGGTCTCCAGCGTGTTGTCGGCCAGTCGGAACGGTATGTCCGGGTGGCTCTCGATCCCCACCGCCATGATGCCGGTGACGATCCCGCTGATGTTTATCTTGTCCTCAGGCTTGCTGTCGAAGGTGAAGCCCAGGGACGTAGGAGAAGTGGCCATGGCCACGGATCGGGCGGCGTTGATCTCGGCCTTCTTGGCGTCGCGGTGCTGTCCTAGGTCGACCGCCTCCAGGAGCATGGGCTCGCTGCGGTGCGGGCCGCCGAGGCTGACGACGTGCGTCCCCGCCGAGGTCGACGCCAGCTCGAACGAGCCACCCTCCACGGAGTGCGCCTCGCCGTCGACGACCACGGTGCACGGGTCGGGCAGCCCCGATAGGACGGCCGCGTCCTCGCCGTCGGCCCTGATCCGCGCCTTGGACAGCGAGGGAGAGCAGGCGGCGCGGACGTGGCAGGCCTTGCCCTCGGACGCCGTGTCCATCCAGTAGTCGTGCGGCGCCAGCCTCTCGAGGATGGCCCAGTGCTGCTCGGAGGCCTCTATGGCCTCCAGGCCCGCATCGGACCACGGCCAGTCCAGCGTGTACTTCACCATGCCGGCGTCGTCGAAGGCATAGATCGCCTTGGTGGTCATGTCGGTCGTCATCAGTAGGCTCTCACGTTGAACAGGCTGACCCGGTACTGCAGCCCGGATATGAACTGGATGCGCGCGCACGTCACGTTGCTCGCGTCGATCGTCGGAGGGGCTAGGCCGCCCGCGGTGCTGAACCCCTGCGCCCAGTCCAGCCCGGTGCGCTTGAACTGGTACACCATGACGGGGATAAAGCCTGGGTACGGGTACGCCACCGGGGTGTGGGTGGTGATGAGCGCCGTCCAGAATGGCTGGATGCCGAGGTTGTCCGTGTCGAAGGACAGGTTCTGGACCGCCGCGGTGTTCACGTCGAAGCCGGGCTTGGAGACCTTGAGGCCGGACGAGTTCATGAGGATGCGGTCGACCATCAGCTGCCTATCTGCGTGAACAGGTGCGCGTATATCGTGAAGGCCGAGGCGCTGTTGCCCTTGCGCGCCACGAACAGGGTGGAGGTGTTGACCCGTAGGACCCAGGTGGAGAGGGAGTGCCCCGGCCACACGACTATGGGCACCACCCCTAGGCCGTGCGTGATCGTGACCGACTGGTCCGTCCCTGCAGGGACTGTGATCGAGTAGGAGGCGCGCTTGCGGAGGATGCCAGACGACGTCGCGTCGAACAGCAGGTCCCCGACCGCCGCGGTGTCGACGTCGTACCCCGGCTTGGAGACCCTGAGGCCGTACCCGCTGCCCGTGTTGCCAAGTATGACCCTGTCCATCAGCTCCCTCCCGGCTGCCGCAGGACGAAGTATTTGATATACCACCCCGCCCCCTTATCCTGCGCCTGCGACACGCGCAGCTGCCCTGCCTGCACCTCCACGTAGGGGCCGAAGAAGTTGGTGGTCACGCCGCCCCAGGTGCCGCCCGCCGAGAACGTCTCGGCCTGCGCATAGTAGTAGTAGCCCGTGGCGCTCTCGTACCACCCCGCCAGGACGTGCGGCACGTAGGGAAGGGTGGGGAAGGTCACCCAGCTGCTCCAGTTGACGCCGTTGAGGGCGATCAGCCCCTCCGCATGGATGGCCGCGGCGTGCCCCCACTGGGTGGAGAAGCCGAGCGCGTCGTCGGCGGCTGTGTAGGCGTTGACGCCGGGAGGGGAGACGAACAGGCCGTAGTTGCCGTTGCTCCGCTGCCCCAGGACCACTCTGTCCACCATGGCTCAGGTCCCGTCGTTCACGCGGAGTGCGCCGCTCGACCAGGTCAGGGACGCGCCGCCGCCTGGCTTCACGATGGAGAAGTAGTCGGCGTTGATGATGAACGACCCCGTCGATCCGTTGTTGAGCTGCTGGAAGCCGGTCATGTAGCCGTTGACGTCCAGCGTCACGCCGTACTTGGCAAGGACGCCGTTGACGCTGGTCTGGATGACCTCGATGGACGCGCGGTCGCCGGAAGGGACGTAGGCTGAGGGTCCAACGAAGTCGGACGTGACCTCCCTAACCATGGGGCGGCAGAACCACATGTAGCTGTCGCCCTGACCGGAGAAGGTCGAGTACTTCCGTACAAAGAAAACACCACGAACCGTCCCAGAGGGCGCCTGACCCTTGACCCAGAGGTGGCCGTAGTTGGCAATGTAGGGGCCACCGTCCGGGGGATCGCTTGCGCCGCTCCACGCAGTGCCGATCTCAGCATCTGCGCTGTTACGCCAGCTAATACCCAGCTCGACATTGCAGCGGTGAGTCGCCACACGCGCGCTGAACTCGTACCACTTATTAGCCTCGACATTGATAACGGTGTAGTAGTCGGCCAGTTGTCCCTGGGTGGCGTTGTTCTGCTGGATGCCGAGGACGTGCTCGCCCAGCGGGCGCCAACTGTCGCCGTCGCGATCTCGGCCCGGGAAGAAGCCGGAATAGGGGAGCCAATTCCCCCACTCATCAGCTGCTCTCGCGAAGGACGAGTTGGCCAGTAGGTTGCCGGAGCCCGTCGTCACCTTCGTCTTGAGCGTGGCCACATCACCTTGGGCCGTGGACATGGACGACTGGAGGGTGCTGATGCTCGCGCCCTGCGTCGAGACTGTGGATGACAGAGTGGAAACGGTGCTGTTTAGGCCAGAAACCACGGTGAAACTTTGGGTCAGCGACGCCTCACCGGAGTAGGCGGTCAGTACCTCTCCAACTTCGAGCTTGGCCTGACGGAAGGCGAAAGCGTTGAGGTTGGTTCCGTTCGCGGTGTAGCAAACAACTCTAGCTATAACCTGCGTGGTGTTGGTGGGGGCAGCCGCAGTGAGCTTAATCTGCTTACGGTTAGCGCCATCGACGGCGAACGACCTATTAGCCCATATCGGGGTGGGACTGCCCGGCTGTGACAGCACGCCTCCGCTGCTATTGAGGAAGACCAATTCCACATACGCGTAGGAGCTACCTGTAGAGGCATAGAGGTCGACGTCGCAAGTGAAGGTGTACCAAGTATTGGCAGCAATGGGGACAGCGCTGTGCTGTAGGTAATACCACTTATCGCCGCTAGACCCCGCGCTGTTGACGTAGAAATAGGACCCCCAGAGATTACCGGCAACGCCGACTGTGCTCCACGTGCCGAAACCAGAAGTCCAGTCCGTCAGTCCCTGCTCAGCCGAGCCGTTGGTAATAAGGTTGGGGTTGCCCGCAACAAGCCTATTCTCAAGTGAAGCAATGTTGCCCTGCGCCGTCGTCATCGACGACTGGAGCGTGCTGATCGAGCTGCCCTGCGTGCCCACCGTGGTGGAGAGGCTGGCGAAGCTGCTGTTTAGCGTCGAATAGGCGCTATACATCTGGCTGGCCGAAGCCTCGCCAGAGTAGGGCGTAGCGATGCTGCCCAGCTCCATCTTGACCTGTCGCCAATTCATATCGGAGATGGTGATGCCAGAAAGGGCCGCTTGGATGACGAGGCGGGGGACGACAGTAGCTGTCCCAGCGGGCGTCACGACCTGTCCCGTCAGCTTGATACGCTGCGATCCATCCGCCGTGAAGTGTAGATCATTATTGGATACGCCAGGGCCGCTGACATAGCTGATGACCCCGCCGCTGCTGTTGAGACATTTGAGCTGGAGGTAGGCGAAGGTGTTGGCTGTATTGGAGGTGACGATGTCCACCTCGCCCGACAGGGTATAGGTCAAACCTGCGCCCGCGCCGAACGCTTCCCCGTCCAGCACCGCGTATGAGTTAGGGGCCGCAGATGTCCATGGCGTAGTGTTGCGAGCATAATAGCCCCACGACCACACCTGCTGGAACCAGTTTCCAGTCACCTGACCGTTGGCTACCCAACCCGAAAGACCATTTTCAAAACCGCCGTTGCGGACAAGGTTAGGACTGGAGCTGGCGTTCACCTTGTTGGTCAGCGTCGCCAGACCAGAGGTCAGCGTCGAGATCGAGGTTCCCTGCGTGCTGACGGTGCTGTTGAGCGTCGAGACGGTGGAGTTGATCGTCGCGATGCTGCCGGTGTTGCTGACGCCGGTCTGATAGGCGGTATAGGCCGATGCTTCCGAGGTGAAGGCGGTCGCCTTATCACCCAGCTCGAATTTGATCCGGCGAACGGCAAGGGTGGAGCTAGTCACCCCTGTCATGCCGGAGAAAACGACCTTGACGGTAGCCTGGGTCGCATTCGTCGGGACGTTGCCGGTCGCCTTGTAGAGCTTCCGGTTCGTATCGGCGGTGCTGAACTCCGTCCCGGACGGGACCAGTGCACCTTGGGTCGTGGACAGCAGCGTGCCCGAACTGTTGCGCCACTCGATGATGAGGTAGGCGCTGCCGCCCGTGGCGAGGTTACGAATGTCTGCGGCCAGCGTGTAAGTGGAGCCTACGGCACCGACCGGGACCAGCTTCTCAAGCGTGTAGGTGCCGTTGGCGGCCGGGGCGAAGACGTGCCAGCCAAACTTCGGGCCGTTATTAGCGGTCCAAACGCCTCCGTCCTGCGTCCATCCCGTCAGGCCATTCTCAAACCCGCCATTCTCCAGCAGGTTGGGCGTGGCCGACGGGTTGATGCCCGCGATCTCGGTCTCCATCGCGGTGATGTCCGACGTCACCGACGTCTGGAACGCGGTCATGTCCGACTGAAGGTCCGTCATGTCGGTCTGGAGCGCAGAGATGTCGGTGTCGACCTGGGTCTGCACGGCCGCCACCGTGGCCTCTGCCGCGGCGACGTCGGCGTCCAGCTGTGCCAGCCGCGCGGCCATGCCGTCGGTGGGGTCGAGGATGACGTCCTCCAGGATCGAGCCGTCGGACATGACGACGTGTCCGGAGGTGACCCGCGTCGCGTTCCCGGTCGTGTCGCCGGCGTAGGTCCAGGGGCCGGGCACCTCGAAGACCGAGATGTGCCGCGCCCTGACGTCGTACAGCGCGGTCGGGAGCAGCGGGCCCACGAAGAGCTCCACGGCGTCCGCCTGCGTCGTCGACGAGGACTGCCAGACCTCCTCGGTCTGCAGCTTGAACTGCACCTCGGTGCGCCGCACGTTCCCCGGCGGGTCCGCCCAGCTGACCAGCAGGCCGTCTATCACCGAGTCCCCGGACTGGCGCGTGGACGCCGCGACGACCAGGTCGTCGAGCTCGATGCCTACGGACGGGTCGTACTTGACGAGGGCCGACGGCGGGATGTGCGGGCTGACGGTGCCGCCCGCGTAGATGGACGGGTCCTCCTCGCGCAGCACCATCTCGATGCCAGCCGGGGTGATCTGCTGATCGAGCACGCGGAAGAGCTTGTTGTCGAAGCCGTAGCGGTCGATGGTCAGCTCGACCACGTCCCAGGCCCTAGCCCGCAGCGCCTCCAGGCTGAAGGTGGCGCGGAACTCGCCCCCGTAGCGGTTGCGGTTGAGGAGGAGCCGGCCGAGCCGCTGCGCCAGGTCTGCGCTCTGCACCGCCTGGAAGTTCTGGGTCTTGCGCTTCTTGAAGCCGTCCTCGGCGTAGTACGCCGGGTCGTAGACCATCGGGTACGCCCGCTCCTGGTACAGCGACGTCGGGTCGATGAACGTGCCCGCGACCTCGTTGTACTGCTCGGACATCTCCGTGAACGGGTGCCACGCCACCTCGCCGGGGAGGACGTCGTCCTCGCCGAGGCTGACGGCCACGTCGGCCGTGTCGTCCTTCGTGACGCGGTAGACCCAGCGGCCGCCGGGATCGAGCAGCTCGCCGAGCAGGCCGTCGGCGGTCAGGACCCCCTCGTTGTTGGAGTGGTCGTCGCCCGTCGAGAGCAGGCAGTCGGTGTAGTACTCGAGCGCCTCCGCGTCGTTCGCGGCCGCTATGAAGGCGGCGAAGTCTATGTCGTCTGGGCTGACGCCGCGGCCGGCCACGAGCACCTGCTCCCCCGTGCTGGGGTTGGCTATCCGCCAGCCGAGGAGGTACCACAGCACCTGCAGCGCGTTGTTGCGGCCGATCGGCACGCCGTTGCTGTCGAGCGGGGCGTACTGCCAGGTCGTCTGGTCGTCGGCGCGGTGGGTGCCGGAGCCCCCGCGGGTGCTGTCGCGGCGGGGGTCGTAGACGAGCGCGCCCTTGACCACCTGGGTGTACCGGCTCGGCACGCCCTGCGGCAGCTTCTTCTCGCTGACCTTCCACTTGAGGGCGTAGCTCGCGACGCCCGTGAACTTGCAGGTGCTGTCCCAGTACGCGCCGTCGCCCACCGTCATGGCGGCCTGCCCGGGGGTGCCGAGCGCGAGGCTGCGCCAGAGCACGCCGGCGTACTTGCCCGTCGCCGCCCCCGCGCCGTCGAGCAGGACCTTCTCCTCCTCGAGATACAGGTCCGTGAAGCCCTCGATGCGGTGGGAGGCCACGGCGATGACCTCGGAGTAGAGGTCCTTCTTGGCGCCGTGCACCTCCCAGAAGCGGAGGTCCACGCCGCCCGCGGTCTCGCCGAACACGATCTTGCGGAAGTCCTCCGGCTGCAGCGTCTTCGACAGGCGGTTCGCGGAGCTGGCGGACTTGCCCTTCGGCTTCGCGCCGCCGAGCACGGCGCCGAGCAGGCCGGTCGCGACCTTGCCGAGGAGCTTGAACGGCGCGAGGATGACTTTACCCAAGGTAGCTGTGCTCCACTAGTGAGGTGTCCAACGTCACTAGCCCGGCCTGGCCCGCACTGGTGCCCACGAATAGCGAGCGGGCTCCGTAGCACACGCCGAGCGCGGGGCCCATTCGGCCGCCCTCCCCCGGAGGCGTCCACGCCACCACGTCGCCTATCTTGGCCATGGCCGCTATCCGCCTCTCGCCCAGCGCCGCGTCCGCGGCGTCCACCGGCAGGCGGTGCCCGCGCGCCCGAAGGGCCCTGAGCGCGCCGGCCGCGGTGGAGTAGGTCCCGCGGTAGTCCGCCGCGAGGTCGAAGCCGCGGATCGCCAGGACGGCGTCGGCGGCCCAGAGGCAGCAGTCGTGCTGGCCCCACACGAACGGGGCCCTGCGGCGCTCCCGGATGAGGGCCGCGAGCCGGTCGGCCCAGCCGGCGGGGCGGGGCGTCAAAAGAGGTTCTTCCGCTGCGCCTCTGCGGTGGCTATGGCCCGGGCCCAGCTGCTTCCGCCCATGGACGGCAGCTGCGCCGTGCCCGGGATTATGTTCGCCTTGCCGATGGCCGGCGACATGTTGGCCAGCTGCCAGACGTACCTCTGGCTGTTGTCCGCCGGGTCGAGCTCCTCCTGCTCGGAGTAGCGCGTGCCGAGGGGCTCGCCGGCGTAGGACTGCTGGCTCTCGATGCGGGCCTTGACCGTGCCGGTGTCGCCGTTGTCGTCCTCGAGGACCTCCATGCTGTCCATGCGGCCGGTCTTGAGGCGGATCGGGTTGCCCACCACGAGGCCGCTGTCGTTGAGGAAGGCCATCCACAGCCACGCCTGACGGCGCTGCCACCGGCGACGGTCGTAGACCACCTGCCGCATGGCCTCGTCGGTCAGGTCGACGCCCGGGAGCTGCACGTCCAGGGCGCCGGAGCCGCCCTGCCCGTCCTTGACCGGGCCGATCTCGCCCACCAGGTGGGTGATGCCGCTGAAGGTCAGGCCGTCGAGGGCGGTGTCGCCAGTCGAGCCGGCCGGGAAGGCATAGTCCCCGAGGCCGGTGTAGACCTGGATGGGGTCGGACTCTATGTCCATCCGGAGGAAGTACACGAGCGTGAGGTTCTGCTTGCTGAGCTCGGCCGAGGTGGCCGAGTGCATCGGGCGGGCCATGTTAGAAGTCCTCCATCAGCTTGAGCTTGATGCCGTGCCGGACGGGCCGCTTCAGCGACCACGTGCCGCTGTCGTCGTCCTGCCCGGTCATGAGCATGGTCGGCGTCTGCACCACCACCACGTCGTTGACGAGCGCGCCCTTGCGGAGCTGCGGCTGGAAGTCCAGCGTGCACGTCCCGGTGCCGCTCGAGCTGACCGTCGACGTGGCCATCTTCAGCTCGTCGTTGATCGTGAAGTAGTCGCCCTTGCGGAGCACGGGCACGCTGTTCGACCAGCTCTTGGTCGCGAGGGAGGTGACCCCTGCGGCCGCGGCCGTGGCCACCAGCCCGTTGGGGCCGGTGTAGCCGGACGAGGGCTTGTCGTGCCCCGGCACCTTGAGGCGGAAGGAGTTGCGCTCCCCCTCCAGCTGGACGAGGAACGCCCGCAGGTCGGCCGCGTCCGTGCCGTCCGTGTCTATGAGCGTCCCCTCCAGGACCCACACGGCGAACGGGAAGTTGACCCGCTTGCGCTTGCCGGTGTACTTGCTGCGCATGCTGATGCCCGCGCGGAGGAGCTGGAACTTCTCCACCGACGCGAACATGAGGTTGGATGGGGGTGTTATTATGGCCATGGCCTGCTTCTTACCTCCTGCCGCCTATGCGCTGCCGGTTGGCCGCGTCGCGGTCGTCCTTAGCCCTCTGCGCCCTGGAGCGGGCGATGAAGACCGGCATCGCCTCCTCGAGGGCCCGCTCGATCTGCTCGCGGACCGCCTCCGGGTCGTTCGAGGTGATGTCGCCGATCGAGAGGGAGTACGTGTCGCCCCCGCCGACCGCCGAGACGCCGGCCTGCGCGGTCGGCACCGACAGGAAGCCTCCCGACGACGGTGAGCCGGAGACGTAGCCGCCGTCCGCGAAGGCCGGCATGCCCCTGCCGGAGTTCATGGCCTCCAGGATCGGACCGTACTGGTCGACCGCCTTGGCGTTCATGACGAACTCGCCGTTGGAGACCATCGCCAGCAGGTTGTCCTGGCGCGGGCCGCCGCGGCCCTGGATGAGGCCGCCGTCCGCGAACTTGCCGGCGATCGACAGGCCCTTCGTCAGGGCGTAGGTGGCCGTGATGCCTGCCGAGGCGGGGATCGCGTTCGCGCCGAAGGACGCGAGCGAGACGGCCGCCGCGGCCGGGGCCCATGCGGCCGCTGTGGTCGTGGCGGCCGCGACCGACGCCGCAGTCTGCGCGGCCATCATGGTCTGGCCGAGGACGGCGGTCAGCAGCCACTGGATGCCCATCTTGATGAGGGCCCCGATCAGCTCGGCCAGCGCCGAGCGCGCGACGTCCTTCAGCGCGGCGCCGAGGTTCTCGCCGTAGACGATGGCGCGCCCGATGGAGTTCGCCGCCCCGTCGGCCAGCTTGGTGAAGAAGCCGCCCCAGGCCTGCGACAGCCCTGGGAGGACGCCCTTGAAGTCGGCCACGAAGGACGCGAGCCCGCCGCGGATGACGTCGAAGGCCGAGGCGTCGCCGATCTGCACCTTGAGGTTCGACATCTCGAAGGACATCTTCTGCATCTCGAGGTTGTACTGGCCGGCGCTGATCGTGCCGTCGGCGAAGAGCTGGTTGAGCGCGGCCTGCGTCGCCTGCATCTCCTTCATCTGGGTCTCGCCCGTCAGCTGCTCGCGGGTCGACTTGTACGCGTCCGCGGCCCTGGAGGCGTCGCCGTCCTTCAGGTTGCCCTCGAACTGGGACTTGCCCAGCGCGAGGCCGGACGCGGTGTCGGTCTTCGTCCTCAGGAACTCCTCACGGATGCCGCGCAGCGCCCGCTGCGCCTCCTCGGCGTACTGCGGGAACTGCTGCAGGACGCG